TCCAGTATTAACAGTTAGATTACTTACGTAAACTGCCATTTAAAAACAATATCAGGATTCTAGATATATTTATATTTCCAGTAACCCGTCTATTTTGATGCTATTTGTTTAAGTAAATATTTAATCTCTTCAATATCATCTTTAATTTTATCAATCTCTTGTTTTTGAGTTAATTTTAAATTTTTTGATTTTTTATATTGAGAAAATCCGTGACTATCAGTGTTTATAATAGCCCCAGATTTTTCATCTCGATATAAATTTTTGTGTCCTTCGACTGGTATCATGCTAGTGCAATCGCTCTAAAGTCTTTGAATCTAGGTGCAAATGCCTCATTTGTTCCACTCATCACTAATTTAAATCTAAATCCAGTAAATTCATCTAAATTATCAATGCTGAATTGATAGTCTCTAAATTCATTTAACTTACTTGGGGAAACAAATGCATCAGGTCTTCCACTATTTTTTGCAGAATCAATAATTTGATCTCCAAAATTATCTCCATCAGTATCTTTTAAATTATCAAAACCAGGAAATAGTTCATATGATAACTCAGTTTCAGTGCCATCCTCTCTAATTAATTGATATAGAAGTCTGAAATCAGCTGAAGGATGTCTATAAGCAGCAACAAAAACTTTTAAAGAAGTTGCTGGATTTTTAAGATCAATACGATTACTTATGTAAACCCCTGCATGAGGATCACCAGTTGGTTCATTAGATCTACCATCTTTTGCATAATCTTCAATTGGTTTATTAAGTCTAGTTCTTTCTAAAATAACCTGTGGATCATTTAAATTGACCGTTGGTGATAAATTAGGATCAGTAGTTTCAAGTCTAAATGCTAATGTAAATGATCTTCTCTTTGGTAAATTTGGTAATTTAGAGATTTCATTTCTTCTGGAACAAACTATTCTTGGAGAATCAAGTCTATTTGATTCGTATACTACTACAGGTTCAAAACCTTTATCAATAAATGAAACTTCATTTCCACCTGCACTTGTACCAGTAACCGTTCTAATTTGTGAAGTTAGTTTCGTATTTGTACTTGGAGTAAAGGTATGTAAATCAGGAATCACAGAATCAAACTGATAATTTTGTGTTGCATGAATATTGTCACCACCTAAATTTTGTTCGTTAGTAAAACTAGTTTGATCATCACCAGTTGCTATACCTCTATCCAAATTAATATAATAAGAATCAATAGTTTTTGCTTGTGATAATGCTGTAGTGTCTGATGTAGAAAGATCTGTGTTTATCTTTCTAAGATCAAATCCATTTAATTCATACTTACGTGAAATAGAACCAACATCATGTGTTCTAACTATAGTATTATCAACACCTCTTGTTCCAATACCAAGTTGATTAGTACCAATACTACTATAAAATATGACTTCACCATTAACTTTAAGATAACCTTGAGAAGTTGAAATTCCATTATATGTTGCAAAAGAAGTTGTACTTGCAACAGATACAACTTGATCATCTACATCTAAAAAGTCTGTTAATTCAATCGGAGATGTGTTAGGTTCAACATCCTGAATTGTAAACAAGTTATTATCAGAATGCATTCCATGATTATAATGAGCAACTTCAATAACATTTCCTGCATATTTTTCATCATATATTGCAGATGATGTAATTGTAGTATTTGCATATGAAATGGTATTTGAACCATTGTAAACAACGAGAGGTCTTCCAGTTGTGAATTCTTCACCTTGTACATTATTCAAATACAATGTACTTCTTCCATTTAATTCTGAAACAGTAATTGTTGCATTAACACCTTTTGTCACATTGCTTGTAGTAATTCCAAGAAGATCACCAACTACATATCCAGATCCACCAGTGTTACCTGTTAACTTAATTGCAGAAACCGCATTGTTAGTTACTGTAACTATACCAGTTGCACCTGTACCTCTTCCAGTTATTGCAAATAGTGGAACATTATTATAAGTTCCATTTGCATATCCACTTCCACCTGCAGTAATAGTCAGTCCAGTATTACTATTATCATCTTTTATTGGTCCACCTGTTTGTTCAATGTAACCTTGAATTGCACCAGTAGATGTTTCATCACTGACTTGCACACCAAAACCTAAATTTGCCACAATATCTGTGGCAGTAGTGGTGACAATTCCAACTTTTAATTTTCTAGGTAATGTTTTAATAGCATTAATTGATAATCTAGATATGACATCAGAACCAGCATCAAGTTTAGGATTGTATAAGAATACAGAACCTGGTGTGGTTGAGAATTTAGCCTTATAAAGAGTTACTTTCATATCTTCAAATTGACTAGCCGTCCAGATAGTTCCATTTTGTGATTTGAATAAACTTCCACCTATGTATTGTTTAGTGACAAGAACAGATTCTGCATCAGGTAAACTCTGTGTATTAACTGTTTTTTCACCCATACGAGCAACCCATGCTTCATAATTATTTGTAGTAGGAGCTATCAATACAAGTGCATATTCTCTATTTGGATCTAAATGAATAGGGGAAGGGAATGTTACACGAGTTGGAACCGAAGCATCATCAGATACTTTTATATCATCAGGATTAACAAAAACTTGTGAAAAATCATCAACCAACATATTTGTTGGAGTTCCTAATTCCATAGTTCTAACTTCAACAATTAATTTTTCTTCGGGATCTTTAGTTCCAAAGAATAAATCAACTGATGTAAGATGCATTCCAGTTTCATCAACTGTGAATGATTGTGCTAATGGATCGCATCCACCTCTTCTAGCTGGTCTTCTTCTCCTTCTTCTCCTTCTTGGTCTAGGTGGAGGAGGAGGTGGCATTGTTTCAATGATTTTAGTTTTTCTTATAGTTTCAACTAAACCATCAGTTTCATAAGTTGTTTCACCATCACTTATAGTAACACTACCTGGTAAATTTTCTTTATTATTTTTACTTGAAGTCAACTTAAATGTGCTAACTCCTGTTTTAAATCTTAAAGGTGGTGGTGGATCACGCAATGGATTTCTAAAGAAGAATGATCCTAATACATCTCCATAAACATCAGTTACAAGTTTTAAAGCAGTTACTTTTGCTTGTGCTCCACTACTTCTACCAAGAATAACAGATTTATTCTTTTTAATATATCCAAAATACTTACCTTGTGCTTCATCTGATAAAGAACGTATATCTACATTTAACACATCAGATGATGCTGAATATTTTTTACCAAAAGTGATACTTGTGTCATATGGATTAGCTTTATAAGTTTCTTTTGGTTTGTTAATTGAACCCCCTTTATGGTCTGGTCTAGTTATTCTGAAAGATGCAGTAATTTTACCTTTAGGATCAAATACATCTACAGTTTCACCAACTTCAAAAATTCCATTTACCATTTCAATTTGAACTAACTTTGGAATAATATCTATTCCACTAGTGCTATCAAAAAATGGATATACTCTAGTTTGTGGTTTAAGACTATGTGCATCAAATGTAACATTTCTTGATCTTATATATGAATCAATATCTACACTAATAACTTCTGTTCTTGTAAAGGTTCTATTTTGATTACCAGTTCTTGTTATTGTACCACCATCTACTTTTACTGTTCTCACCCATGAATCTGAAAAAGGTTTTAATTGTATAAGTCCATTAAATTGAATCATATTAAATGGGTTAACATTCTCAACTCTTGATGCAAGAGGTTGATCTAAGAATGTAACTTCTTCATAATCTAAAGTAATAGTCTCACCAGTTTTTCTGCAATTAGGATCTAATAAAGGAAGATCTTCTGAAAAGTCAGCAGTATCTATATTTACTGTTGTATCTAAAGCAACTTCAACAGGAATTGACCAAAAATCAACTGGTGCTAGTAATTCCTTTGCATCAGAATCAACTGTTATTCTACAATCTGGATCACTTGAGTCTACTAAATCTGTATTTTTAAAATCATCTACAAAGAAACCACTTTTAAATCTTGAAAGTCCATCAGGATCTTGTACTTGTAATGTTTTTGTATCAAGTTCAAGTAAACTTAATGATGTTGTAACTTCTAAATTTTCAATTCTATCCTCTAACCCACCAATATCTCTCATTGTATATCTTGTGTTATCAATAATATTCACTTCTGCATCATTTGGATTATAAAGATATGCAGGTAAAGATACTGATGCGATCTGCATAGAATCCTTAGAATGAATTGGTGGTTTAGGATCTACATTTGACTCTCCCTTTATTATCGATAAAAAACCTTGTTGATCCAATATTATTTTATCAATTCTAGGTAAATAATAATTATAACCTAAAATAGAACTCTCATTAGGAGTTGTTATAAATTCTGGGTTTATAGTGGTATTAAAATCTCTACTTTGAAAAATAAATGGTGATATTGATCCAGTATATGGAGATGTTACTCTTGGTCTAAAATCTATTACATCTGAAGATCTAATACTTTGTCCACCAATATTTGGAATATCGTATGAAAATCTTTCTTCATCATATGATTCAACTGTATAAAAATCACCAGTATCATTTGATGGAACATCATAACGATCAAATATTACTAAAAGTTTTCTACTTGGGGGAGAAAAATTTTGTTTTCTTACTAATCTCGAATAATCATAGAATTGATCTCTTTGTCCTTTATCTAATTTAAATATATTAGTAACATTTAAAGCATTACCTGCAGTAATTAATTGTAATGTTGTTGATATATTAGATTCATTAAAATTAACTACTTCACCTGTTGTGAATACATCAGAGTTTAAATATGCGATTTCTACCTGAGTAGAAGAAATTATAGATGTTATTTGAGCTATAGCATCACTACTTGATCCAGTAATTTTTTCACCAAGAATAGCATTCGTGTCTAAACCGAGTCCAGATGGGAATGTTAATTTATCTAATACAGGTGCATCAGAGTCTATAGATTCAAAAACACCAACAACTTTAACAACATCTGGATAATTTAATGATATTTCTCTATCTTCAACTCTTAAACCATAACTAGTCCCCTTTGGCATTCCTGTTAATGCAGTATTGATACCAACCGCAGTTGTTTCAATTGCTAATTTTTGACTCCTTATATAATTTTTCTGTTTACTTTTTATTGCTTGTTTTTTGAGAGTTGTACTTACAACAACATTACTTTGACTTGCAGTTAGACCATTAATTGTTACAGATTGTCCATTATTCCCCAATACAAATTGATCTGATGTTAAATCTTCTATAGATCCATCACTATAGTGAACGGAATATCTTTCTTCATCAAAACTTTCATAAAATGCACTTGAAATACCACTAGCACTAAGATCAAAAGTCATCACACCAGAACCATCTGTTGATTCTCCAGTAATATTAACTCCAACAACTAAATTAGAATTAGATAAATTTACATCTGATATATCAGAGTTACCAATAGGTGAAAATAAACCTTTATTTTCTTCTAATTTTATGTTAGGAAATCCTAACTTAAATGTTGGTGATACTGAAGCACCAGTTGGTAAAGCACCATTACATACTCCAGATATAGTTGGAACTGATGCAAGAGTGATTGATAATCCATCATTAGCTACACTTATTATTCTATTAAATCTTTCTATTGTTTCACCTGGTAATTGATATCTAACTATTGTGTCTGTTTTAATACCCGAAAAACTTCTACCTGCACATGTTGCTATACCAGCAGCATTAATGTTTAATTGATCTGAAACACTAAAACTTGGAGCAATTTTTTTATCTAATACAACATCTCCTACAAAATCAGCAGTATATCCACTTGCAGAACTAGCATCTTGATAAACTGATTTTACATCTTGAATTCCAAAATTTTTAACTATACCAATTGATCTTGAAATTTGAGGATCTTCATTAATTACAATTTGTTCACCTTGAATAAATTTACCAGTTATGTCACTTAAATTAATGGTTAATGCATCTCCACCAGCAGCATCAGAATATCCATAAGCACCACTACTTACTCCTCTAACAAAAGATCCTTGAGGAAGTTCAGTATTTGTAACAGATTTATTTAAAGTTAATCTAGTGAAAATCTGCATATCAAATACATGTAGATCCCACTGAGTAGAATCGTTCACATAAGATGCATCAGTAACATTAAATGAATATACTCTAGCTCTACCAATAAATTCACCTGAACCAGCAGTATTTGAACCTGTTCTTTCACTATAAAGTTGAAGACTAAGAGCAGTTGTTGAATTTCCTCTTATATTTGGAACTGGTACACCAAATATATTATTAACTTTTAATATAGTTCCCATTTGATATGGAACTAAAGCAGATGAAACCTCTCTTTTATCTCTTGGTTTTTCAATATCAAGAACTTGAGTCCCACCAAGATCTATGTCATATCCTTTTACATATGCCTTTCCAGCTGATACTTTAATACACATTAAGTCATCAGACGGAGTGTTTCCCTCTTCTGTTGTTTCGTTAGATTTATATAAACCATCATTAGCAATACCATCATTAAGAGAATTTTCAACTTGTATTCTAAAAGGATTTACAGAATAATGTCCAGATTCGTCAAATGTTCTTGATGCAAAATAGTCTCTTATTAAAGAATATTGTGTTTTTGTAACTAATATTTTTAATTCACCATCTTGTATTCTTAATAATTCAATAAAATTGGTATCATTAAAATCAGTTAAACTTTTTTTACCAAGAGTTGTGGTTATTTTTAATCTATCAGCACCTGGTGCAGCATAATTAGAAAATCCTCGTGCATTATCATATAAAGAATCATCATCCTTTGCAGTTACTAATTCCTCATTTATGTTTAAACCAACTCGATATGATGATACATTAGTATATGGGTCTAAAACTATTTTATCAGTTGAAACATCAACGAATGATCCTCTAATAAAATATGTGCCAGATTGTATACCAACTGCTGATCCGATTGCAGAAGCACTTTCATCTACAAGTGTTATAACAGTTTCTCCTTCATTTACTGCAGTATTTCCATATATGAAAGATTCTTCAGTTATTAATATTTCCCCATCATCTAAAAATGATATCTCATTATTATCCCCAGATTTAACATATTGAACAAAAATCGTTAGATCATTTATTTCTGTACTAGAACCAGCTAATTCGTAACTATCAATTTTTAATGTAATACCTGATGATTGTCCTCTTAAAGTTAAACCAACTAGTTGCTCTAAGTATAGTGAAACTGGTATACCTAAATGTTCATTGTTTATTTTTACTGAATAATAATGATTATCATAATTAATATTACCAGGTATTACCATAGACCCATCTTTAAAGATGTGACTACCAAATGATTCAATTTGATTTTGTAAAGAAGATTGTAAAGTTGTTAACTCTCTTGCTTGGACAGGGAATCCTGGTTTAAACAGAACTCTGTAAAATTGATCTTCCTTATCAAAATCATCGTAATAAGGACTTATATTTAAATTCGTTTTTTGTGGCATTTTTTAAAATTCCAAGATGATTTTAATGTCTTCTTTTTGTCTAGAGTTTCTAGTTATCAATGGACGATTATCTAAGTAAATAATATCCCCTGATCCTTTATTTATCTCAGGAGAAGCAAGACCATTTGTGAAGTTAACTCCTAATGAAATTACTTTGTTACCAGTAGGATTTGTGCTTACACCAGTAAAGTTTTGATCTACTGTAGCTGTAAATCCACTTGTAGGTGCAGTTATACTATCAGCTGAGGACTCAAAAGATAAAACTTTTGCCTCAGTTGTAACACCAACATAATCAGTTTGATCTCCTGATGTCTGATTGAAGTATAAAGATCGGTCTTGATAATATTTAATTACACTTGTATCAGTATCATATGAAACAATGTAACCTTCAGCAACTCCACCAGTTACTTGTTGTTGAATTTTTTCACCTATAGTTGGTGATCCAGAAGGAGAAACTACTTTTATAGCATTTACTGATGAAAAATCATTAGCAGTAAATGTCTGTGTTGATCCTATTGATGTTGGATTTTTTACAATACTTATTTGAGAAAACTTAGTATCAGTTGGAAAATCCTTTGTTGAATCATCAAATCTCGCATAAACTAATAATTTATCAGTTCCCAGTTCCTTATACAAATCAAAACCATGACCTCTAGATGGAGGTATAATAGGAATTAATTTTGCTTTATTTCCAGCAGATACACCACTATTACCTAATGGTCCTAAATCTACCATTCCATAAGTATATGCTTGACCACCAGAAGAAACATTAGTTTTAATAATTTTTCCATTACTATCAGTATCGATAACAACTTTAGCACCTGTACCATCACCAATAATGTCTACCTCTCGACCAACTATATTTTGAGTATATCCAAAACCCTGTTTATCAACATAGACTTTTTTAATTTGATTATTGTTTATTGTTGAATCACCATTCTCTCTTACAGATTGTATTTGAGTTGTTGTTGAAGTTGGCCAGTCACCAGGAACAGAGATATATTCAGTAGAATCAAATTTAATAATATCACTTGGTGGGACAGTAAACAAATACTTCCAAATATAACCATCACCACTTTCACCTGCTCTAGTTGGTTCTAAATCAGTAAACAATGGTTCATCCTGCGATGCGTTTCCTGTAGTGCTTATTCCTGAAGATCCATTATCAAGACAAATATATACATCAAAATTTTTATTCATTACATAATAACTTGATGCGTATAATCTTGTTGAATTTGTTACTGGAGATGGACTAGCAACACTATAATCATGTCGATACATTTCATATCTGGTTCCTTGTGTCCAATTTCTTCTTGTTATTAGTCTTCTTACATTCGCACTTGTTACCTTTTTACCAAATATTTGAACATCTCCAGTGTGGTTAATATAATTGATATTATCTACTGGATTAGGTGTATTTGTATCCCACGCAGTAGTTCTACCAAATCCAACTGCAAGTGTTGGGTTTGCAAGACCAACCACAACATAATAAGAGTTTGCAGAGTTATCTATGGTCTCTACAAAATTATTTGCATTTAAAATTCTAAATTGATCTGTTACAATTGCCGCCATATCATTAGCTTTTTTCTATATTTATACTACCCAAGATCCTTTCTTAATGAACCAGTGCTTCTAAGTCCATAATTTCGTCTTTGAATAGATGGAAAGGTTGTTAAACCTGAATCAATAGTCAATCCAGTTATTCCAATTGATACAGGATTTACACCTCTTGTAAACCCAGATATTCTTCCCCAAGAGAAACTACCAATTGTTGTTCCAGAAGTATCTATACCAGTTGTATTTACTCCACTCATTATGTTGCATGTAAATGTCTTATTAGTTGAATTATAAGCATTTATTTTATAAACATTATCAACACAGGTAGTTCCTATGCCAACTACGAGTGAATCACTACTACTTACTGATGTCACACCATGACCAACTTGAGTGTTGTATACAAAAATAGGATATCCAACTGCAAGATGACTTAATATAGATCCAGGATTGTCTGTCAAATCAGCATCAAATGTAAATTGCAATGCTGTAGGGTGTGATATACCACCAGTCACTGCTATTCCAGTGATAGCACCATCAAAACCTCTTATAGTTGGTATACTAGTAATACTTTCTTTAATCACTTTTGGAGTTGGTGCTAAAACTGGTGGAACTGAAGTAGTGGTATAACCAAAACCTGGATTTACTATAGTTGTTCCAGTAACCACTCCATTTGTAATAGTTGCGGTGGCTGTAGCAGTTGTTCCAACACCCACACCAATATTAACTGGAGGAGATATTGATATAGTAAACGCAGATCCAACATAACCTCTACCTGGATTAGTTATTGATAATGAGGAAATTGTTCCAGCAGCAGATACAACTGCAGTAAATGCAGATCCCACAATATCTGTTGAATTTACAATCAAACCACCAATTCCAGATACATTTAAAGCAGAAAAATCATCTTCATAACTAAAGAACTTAGCATTGTCTACAAATAACTCATCACCAGTTGTTGTTAAATCACCAATAATTTTAGCAGTTGGATATACTTGAGATTCAATAGAGTCTCTTGTTTTAAATACAATTTCACCATTTACCTTCTTGTCAATTTTTTGTTTTGTCCAATTTAAAGGTTTAAATACGTTTTCATTTACACCTTGTTGAGTATATAAATTTGTTTCTAATTCATCTGAGGCAGCAATTGCAAAAACTGATCTGACTGATTGAGTTTCGTCAAATAGTAAATTATTGTTACCTAACTGAACTTCATCACCTACTTTAATTGTTGGTGATATAGATGATCCAGCTGCCACCTGAACAGCATCAACTCCCTCTGTGCCTTTATAAAAGAATATATCTATAATATCATCTGAATCGGGAGGTTGTGTGAATAAAAATGTTGTACCACCATCAAATGTGTAGGAATTACCTGGATCTTGTATTACTCCATTGACAAATATTAGCAATAATGTATCTAAATTGATTAACGAAGAATCTGGGTTATTTTCATCAGTTTCAAAACTTAATAGCTCTGAATTGTAAATAAGTGGGAATCTAGTTCTAACTCCATCCTGCAAATCTTTTATAGAGTCAATATAATCAAACTGACCAAAATTCCAAGATGAGTACTGGTCTCTGAACACCTCTAAAACTGTTAATTCAAAATCATCTATTAATTGAGAAGTATTTAAAAATCTATCAGTGACTAATCCAACAGGTTTGAAAACATCTCCAACTTTAAAATTATATCCAGCGCTTTCTAATTCAAAACTAGTAACTTCATATGAAGTAGATCCTAGACCAACTGTAGTATCTGCTGCTCCAACCCCTATCGTTAATGTAACACCTGTTCCAGTATCAGTTGTTGCTCCAATACCCCTTCGTGATACACCAGTAATTGGAAGGTTACTATAAGATGGTGAAGAAACTTGAATTTGGGGTTGAGTGTAACCAGTACCTGCATTATTAATATTAAATTTGAGGGCACCACCTGTACCAGTATTTGTAATACCTACATTAACTGTAAAGGTATTTGTTGTTTTTGAAATAATTGCTAGAGTTGCATTATGTGCAGGATCTCCTCCAGATGAACTTGGTGTGGGACCAGATCGAGGATAAGCATGATCAGTTGAGAAGTTATCTTGAGCACATCTGAATATGAATGAATTAGTTGCAAGACCAACTGTATCACTTGTTGTTAATCCATGAGATGCTTTTGTAATAACTAAATTTCCTGTTGCTGGATCGTATGTAGCACCTGTAGGAGTGAGAGGAGAACCTCCAGTAACTGAAACAGAATTAGTTGTTGCACTTACAAATACGTGTGTATTAGAGACAACCTCTGCTGTAATATCTGCACTTGCTCCATTTCCAGATAAATCTGTAACAGCAACAGAAACGGGGTTACGATATCCAGACCCAAATGTCAAATCTGCCAAATACTCAAATGCAGTTCCTGAACCAACATATGTACGTGCTTGTGAGTCTACACCTATGTCAGTTGTAAATGTAGTTGCTGATAAAATTCCAGTTACACTAAAATCTCTATCATTTGGTATCGTAAATGATGGATTAAATACCATACCATCTAATCTTACAAACTCATTAATATTTCTAAATCCATGATTACTTGAAGTTGTAACTTGAAGTTGACCTGTTAAATGATTGTATTTTGCTGTGCTTATTCCAAATGCACCACCAGTGGTTGCAATACCAACAATTCCTACAATTGATCCACTTCCATTTGTAGTTGCTTTAACTTTTGCTGGTGCTAAGTTTGCAACACCTAATCCACCAGTTGATCCAAGTGATACTATTACACCACCTCTTGGTAACTGGTTTTGATTTACATCAACATCACTTATAATTTTAGAGTTATTTGATGATGTAATTCCTGTAAATACTACATTACTTGCACTACCTACTTCTGTAAATTCATAATTGTTTCCCAAATTATTAAATGTTGAGGGTGTTTGGAATATTCCATTCAAAAGTAGCATTGTGCTACCTGTAGTGATACCAGAAGTGCTTGCTCCTCCAACTTTTACGGGGAAAGTTTGACCTATACCAGTAAAATCATCTGATATGTCATCAAATATTGTATTTGTACTATAATCTTGTCTTAAATATACTCTTCCATTAAAAGTTGATCTAACAGGATCTAAGTTTGATTGTGTTTTTTGAGCACTATTAGTTCCTCTTGGAGGTTCACTAAAATGAATTGTACTATCAGTAATATTATAACCACCAGAAAATAATCTACTTGTTGCACCTGCACTATGACTTGTAGATGCGGATCCTATAGACCCTCTTTCAACATTTAATAATTTTACAGAACCTGTTTCAGATATTGGTCCCACTGAAGTAGTTCCAAAACCAACATTGGTTATTTTCATAAACTCATCATCAACTTTAATGATATCATCTGAAGTAATAGATGATAATCCAGTTACACTAAATGTCGTTGCACTATTTGTAATTGCATATTCAAGAGTAGTTGTAATTGGTGTAAATGCTATTGGAGATTGAATTATACCATCAACAGATAAAAGTGCCTTTTCATTCTTTTTAAACATTTCAAATTCATGAGCATTTCCTGTACCAACACTAGTAAATGTTACCGACACACCTATAGTGGCATCAGATCTAGATTTTGAAATTTTGAATTGATCTTTACTAATTTTTACTGCATATACTTCCGACCCTAAAGTTCCACTGGCAGTTGCAATACCAGATAAATTAATTCCTAAAAATGTGGAACCTGGATTGTAAATTAATCTTTCACCAGTTTCAAAGAAATGATCTTCGATTGTAAAGATGCCTGTAACAGGATCTAAGGTAGATGCATCAGCTGGATTAAATTGTTTTTGAAATATTGGTTTCTGATTTGATTGTAAATTAAAACTAGTTTTGTTAGATCTATTTCCGTTTATTGAATCAAATTGTGCAAATGATAATGATTCGGTTACTGTTCCGTATTGTAAATCAGGTGGTATGTTAAGTAAATCGGTTTCTGAATAAAATGCTTCACTGAATACTTGAACTTGAACATTATTTGTTCCACCAGAATACAATACATCAGGATGAAAATTTAAATTTAAATCATTCCCAACTAATGTAGAAGAGAATGTTCCTATGCCCGAAGTGCTTCCAATTGATACAAATGGATATTGAGTGTGATAAGAATTAGTAGAATCATGTGCAACAACAATTTGATGTAGAGCACTAGTAGATCCACTTGATACTCTTACGAAACTCTTGAAAGATGATATTTGATTATTTAAAAAAGTTGTTATTGTAGAGGATGTTGATACATTTGAGAAATTAGATTCAAATTTACACGTTTTTTCTGTTCCATCTAATTGACCTGAAAGTTTAAATCTATGAGTTCCTACACCCACAGATGTAGTACCTATTCCTATTATTCTTGATCTAACTAAAACTTCATTCGGAGCATCATTTTCAAATTTTAAAGATAATATTCCAGATTCTATTTCGGATAGAAATGTACCTATAAAATTGGATGTTGTATTTTGTTCTGAATCAGAATAAAATTCTGAGAAGAATGTATTTGTTCCATCATGTGTAACATAATAATCAACAAAATTTACTTGTTGTGTGGCAAGATCATTTACTTCTACTGATGCAAAAAATGCGTCAGTATTAACTACATTAGATGATATGATTACAGAGGTTGTTGCGGTAGATACTGTAGTATTAATTCCAGATAAATTTACAAACCCGATTGACTGAGTTCCTATACCAGTTAATTGAGTATTGAATGAAGTTTTTAATATTTTTAAATCATAATCATTATTTTCAAAATCATCAGGTGTAAATTTTAAACTAATATTTCCAGCTTCATCTATTTGACCTTCCAATTCACCTAAATTAGAAGGTGTTGTGTGAATTCTTGCTTTTTCTGCAATAAAAACATCATCGACATCTTTATATAAAACTAAATCACTTAATTGAGTATTATTGTTATTTGGATTTTTTACTTGAACTAAGAAAGTTGCATATCTTGTATTAATTGATAAATCTAAAAATTGTAATAAAGATTGTGCTGTGTTTGAAAATAAACTACTAATATTATCTATTTCAAGAACTCTATTGGTTCTACATTCAATATAAGGTGATAATTTTGTATTTTGTAATTTGATAAATTTGGATTTATTATCTACAACATCAATATCAATTGCCATATCAAAATTATTGATCGTATCAACTCTTTTTTGATCTATAAAATCAAGAGCTATAGTATCTAAGAATGAAGATGTTGTTATACCTGCATTAGTTATAGAAGTTATTCCTACATCAGCAAAATTCTTTAATCCTGTTGTATGGAGTAATCTATTAACAGGATTAATTAGATCTTCATATGTTATTGAACTTTTTACACTATATGATAAGTTTTGATAATAATCATTATCTGGAGTTACTTGATAATCTTGATTTAATTTACCAATATCATTAGTCCAACCTTGATCTTGTCTTAATGAATAATTAATCTCAAAAATACCACTATTTTTTGAAATTGCATTTATAGTTCCTATATTTCCACTATTAAAACCTTTTATTATTTGACTAGTTATTAAGTTAAATGAACCAGGAATTTCCTCTTCAATTTTTATAAATTCATTGGTAGATTCAGAAACTTTTAAGTTAGTTGAAGTATAAACATCACCTACTAATGCTAATAATTTTTCACCAACACTAAATTTAGATATATTTTGTGTTACTTTAAATTCTGGATAATCATTTTTATTAATAATTGTACCAAAAGAATTTTGCAATGTTTTAGCAACACCAGGATTAGTAGTCACCGATGATAAATCAAAAGAAATTGTTGCTGGATTACTATTATCTACATTAGTAACTTCATAAAAATTGTATCCATTATCTGGAGAATTAAATCCAGTTCCTTCTGAAACACCAGAATATACCTCTTTTTGAAGACCTTCAACAAATATTTTATCTCCAACAGAAAATGGTGGTGTTACAAATCCCAATACTGGAGTAACTAATGTGCAAGTTACGATTCCAACTGATGAATTATATTCTAATCTACTAACTGTGGAACCATTACTATTATTAACAGAAAATATTTGATGAGTAATTGATTGTAATCCTTTTGGAGGCACAACAATTGCCACACTATCAATTGAACTTGCTACAAGAGGATCTGATTTTATGAATCCAGTCTCATCCTCCAGACCAGTAACTGGGTTTATGATCACTAGATCTGGTGTTGTTGCATAATTTTTTCCACCACTTATAACTTCTATATCTGAAATTGTATTTGAATTAATTATTGATATGACTGGAGAAATAAAAGCTTCTGGTTTTAATGTAGGATCAGAAGAATATTCAAAACCTGGATTTAATATTCTAACATCATCAACTCTATTGATTGTAGTTGAATCTGGTAACAGAGTTGCATTTGTTCCTTGTGTTGAAGCAATACTAACAAAGGATGGTAAACTATCATAACCTACTCCACCAAAATCAATATTGACACTATTAATTGGTCCATTAACTAGTTTTGATTTTGTTGAGTATTTTAATACATTAGTTTCAGTTGAAGCATAAGAAATTTTTTCTGGAATTTCTTTTAATGAAATACTAAAACTAGTGTATGATGCACCAACTACTGATGGTACATTAAATACTTTATACTTTCCACTATAATTGCTATCAATATAATCAATTCTATTGTAATTTACAACATCAGTATCAGATGTGCTGATGAAACCACTTTTTTCAATATTATAAAATAAGTTGAATGGAATACCATCAGAGTAATTTAAAGTTACAGATGCAGTTGAAGTAATTCCAATCGTACCAACTCCTATTACTTGAAAATTAGTTGTATTTCCAACTGATATGAATTCATTTTTATAATCTTTATCATAATAAATTTTAAATTCATATCCTTCTAATGAAGTATGACCTAATCCAAATACTAAATTATTATCTCTGAATACTGTTAGTGGTGGATTAATTAAAGAAAACTCATGATTATTTCCAGTTGAACTTAATTCAATAATTTTTGCTGGATTACTTATAACATCAGAATATGTTTCTCCAAGTTTAAAATTATCATCATCTATCTTGAAAACATAATAAGATTCTTGATTTACTAATCCTTCAGAAACAGAACTTGAAGTATATTTAATTTTATCCCCAGTATTTAAATTGTGAGATGTAATACTAAATTTATTTGATGCAGTTGTTACTCCACTTGTTGAGCAATTTATTGGATTTATTAGTAATAATTGATTATGAGAATCAAATCTTACATCGATTGAAGTTGATGTACCAATACCTACAGATTGATTAGGTGTTAATTGTAAATCAATGATATCATTATCAACTAGACCATGAGATGTTGATACTGATACTACAGCATCAACTCTTTGTAATCTCCCTGTTACTTGCGTTGGATTAGATTGTAAAAGGTAATCAAATCTATTTGATCCAACTTTAGCAGGTGTACCACCTACAAATGCCAATCCATCAGAAGTAGTTGTTAATCCAACCTGAGTTACAATACCAATGTAATCTTTAGATTTTCTTATTACAAAGATATCTTCAGTATTACCACTATTTGCTAATGTAAATGTTGATACTCCATCATCCTTAGATACAGTTATTCCATAACCAGCTGCAGGTTTTGTTAATGTTATTTTTTGATTTGTCTTAAATGGATGATTTGGTAATCTAATGCTACGAGTTGGTGTGGATACGACATTAATTAAATCACCAAGAGTTGATTGAGATGTTGATCCTAAACCAACTATAGTACCAACACCTATTGATTCATGAGGATTAAAATAAACTAAATCATTTATTTTTGATTCAAAATAATCTGTTTGTAGAGGAATATTAAAGAAATTTGGAATTAAACTGATAGGAGTAGATACAGTATGAACACCAGATACTGAACCTCTTGATACTCTTAAAATATTATTATCATTAAAAGTGTTTAAGACTAGTAGTTTTTCAGTTCCTATTCCAATACTACTTCCAATAGAAATATTTTCAGGTATATTTGTAACATATATGTCTGTGACAACTCCAGTTGTTGATGAATTTGGTATTTCTTTATAAACTATAGTTTGAGATGTATCTATTCCTATTTTATGATTTCCCGATAAACCTTTAATAGAAGTAGTACTTAATCCAGATATTATAATATTATCACCATCATTTAAAGAAGGTGCAGTTGAGATATATGCAGAAACAAAATTAGGATCTTTTCTTATAAAAATAGTGTTATCAAATGTGTCAATATTTGTATTAATTGATATTATATCTTTTCCAGAAATATCATTTACTGATACACTTAAACCACCACCATTTGTATTTGTATTGTCAAATATAGCACTATCACCAACTTTGTAGTTATCTCCAACATTAATAATTTCTATCGAATTAATAGATCCAGATGTTGTTGATTCAACTATTGAAGATTGAAATGATATTTCATTTGATTCAACTATAAAATCATTATCAGCAAATTGGTCTGATACTTTATATGGATAAGTATTACGTATTATACTTGAATTATTGAAATCATAAGTATTTTGGTTAATATTAAAATTTTCATCAGATGGATTTGAACGATATGAATTACCAATAAAATATGGAAATCTTGGTTTTAAAGATCCTGTAGTGATTCCTACAAAATAAGCATATGTTCCTTTTGAATATTCAGGTGTTCTACAATATCTTCCATTATGTTCATCTAAATCACCTGAGTTATTAAATTTATAATCTTCAATAAAAAATCCAGGAGGAAAATTAGATGGTCTGTCGTTTACATTTGTTGTGTCAAGGATGTAACTTGAATTTAAGATTTTAGTGGATGAATTCTCATCAAAAGGATCACTATAACCATATGGTCCGTATATTGGATTTCCATCATACGCCCAACCTATTATTGGAGAATGACCATCTCCAGTATCATTAAAAGTATCATTTCCTATTTGTGTGGAATAACCTACAATAGAATATTCTAATTTTTCGTTAGTTTCAATTAAAGCCTCATTACCATATCTTGAAAATAAGTTTACTGATAGAGGTCTGGTGCTAACCTCTAATTTTGATCCAGATCCAGGTGGGGTTACATTAATAATTACATTATCTTGTTGGTATTGCAATCCTCCTTCAAGTACAATGACGTTTGTAATTTTACCATCTTCAATAACCGCTCTTAATTTTGCTCCTAAACCAGTTCCTATCCCAACTACCTCCAAATCGGGTGCAGAGGAGTATTCTCTACCTCTTGTTTGTACTTCAACATAAGTTATCTTTCCGTCTGTTACAATCGGTTTTAACGTTGCCTCTTTACCAGTCTTAACACTTACAGATATTGATTTTTCTAAATTTAAAATATCAGATCCATATCCAGATCCTTCTTCATATAATAAGACATCCGTAATTGAACCTCTTAAAATTGGAGTAGCAGTAATAACTCCAACATCAGTATTAGATAACTCATATTTTAAATTTAATTTAATATCTGGGTATTTAAATACTTGAAATCCTGTTCCTTGATTAGAGAATTTAATATAATCATTTCTTTCAAACTCTGAGGTAATTGTACCACCTAAACCTGCGTTTGCTATTCTGAAAGAATTATCATTAACTTTTAATACTTGATAAAAATTAGAAGTTGTAGTAATTCCAGTAGAAGTTGTTAATCCTGTTATAGTAGTAGGCATTGTAGATCCTACACCAACAGCAGTTGAATAAACTATTTTATCACCTTGATTGAAACCATGATCATTAAAATGAATAGTATTTGTAATAGTATTAATGCCTGTTGGTTTAACAAAAACTTGTCTGTTTTCATATCCACTTCCACCATCAATTACTCTTATTTCTCTTAAAGTTTTTTGTTTATTTAATAATTCAAATTTATGAATACCAATTTTATTGGTAGTTGTAAACCCAACAGTATTAACTCCGACATTATAATCGGCAAGTGTTTGATACAATTTTATTGTTGTAGGATTTACTACTGATGGATAATAGGTTGCAGCATTTATTAAAGTTGTTGTACCAACTCCAACCACAGATGTTCCACCATCATTTCCTACAGTTCCTATACCTAATGGAGGATTGTTATTTCTATCGTAAACTAAAGGTTGCCCACTTACAATATTATGCTTACTTAAAAAGGTTATTGTTTCGTCAATGTTATCAATTCCACCAGATTCATTTAATAATCTTGCATCAAATGAAATCTCTCGTTTTCTCTCAAATAAAACTGGTTCTAATATTGATCCACTTCCGTTACCACCTTCAAGTGTAACTGAAACAACTCTATTAATATCAAAATCTTGAGGATCAACTAAGACATCTGTAAGTTTACCAGTTACAACAGGTCTAATCAGTGCATTTGTATTACCAACACCAGGTCCTGATAATTGAATACTTGGTGGAACTAAAACATCATAGTTACTTCCACCATTTAATAATGTTATATTTTTTAAAGGACCAAAAAATATTTTATCATCTGATTTATAATTTCTTATTTCAACACCATTAATTAACATCCCAGTTGTTCCAGATGTAGTTTTAATTGTTGTTGAATTACTTAAACTTGGATTGAGAGGAAACTTTTTAAATAATTTTTGTGCTGCTATTTTTTGTTCAGAAATACCAACTAAAGAAAAAGTATGTGAACCAGATCCTGATGGTAAAGGTTCAAATTCTTCATAATCATTTATTGGTATAAAAGATCTAGATTTATATAATCGTATTTGGTTTGTATTTGATAATACTTGAACAAAGTAAGTTCCTTGAGGTAATCCTGATAAAACACTTCCCTGAGCTGTGTAAAAAATTTCATCCCCAGTAATAAAAGGAACTGGACTTGGGAAAGAAATAATATTATATTTTAAAGTATTGTTATCATATCCAGAAAATGGTAATTGACTACCTGCAACTGCTTCTGGTATTATTGATTTGGGTAATGAAGCAGTTATTTGATATGATGGTAATGAATTAGATGCAACATAAAAATTAGTATTTGATTCGTTATAAGTGTTAGTTATATCTGTTGTTAAAATATTATTTCCAAAATCAATATCAGCATTAGTACTTGAAGCACGATTTATTACTCTTCTTAAATCATATTCTCTATTTGGATCAGGTAATATGGATATTGTTGATTGAAGTGTTAAATTATTAAGAGATATAGTACTAGTTGGCAAATCTATATTGTTTACAACTCCAGTAGCAACTACAAAATTTTCATTTTTGTATAAAATTTCTACATTATCACCTGTTTTTAAACTTGATTTATCAATGTCATCAGTAAAAACAACAACGTTAGTACCACTTATACTTTTTACGTTAAATCTTGATGAAGTATTGTAAATCCATGAGTTTGCAAAAATTTGCTTCCTTGTTTTAGAATCAGATGGATTAAGAATTTTTTCACCTACATTTCTAACACTTATTTTTTCACCTTCTGTCAAGAGTCTAATATCAGAGGTTGGAACAAACTTAGACAAAACTCCAGTTAGTCTTATTTCTACTTTTTTACTTAAATCACCATTTTCATAACCATAATAAAATTCATCAGACCTTATATCATCAGTGGTTGATATATCATCTATGATATTTTGACATCCAAAGAATTGATTGATTGATTTGTCACTATAAAAAATATTAGTGCTTATTCCTGATACTAAAATTCCAGTTTGACCAAATCCTACAGTTGAATCTACAGTTATTACTGATGATCCTGCCGATACATTATTAATAACTTTAGTTTTTCCAGTAATATTAAATGTTCCTTCAATTAGATCAACTTCATTAAATCCTACAAATAAACCGATTTTATAATATACTTTTCCTTTTCTAGTTAATGGTTCAACTTCAGATATTGACGCTCTTGTAGTACTATCATTAGATTTAATTATAGTCTGTCCTACTAAATTTATTGGATTTCCAGAAATTGTTTCTGCTAGAACAATTTCTCTACGTATATACTCTGCAGAGGATGGTTTAATTAAATATTTTTCAAGATCAACTATCGATGGTGTTTCATTGTATAATATATTAAATAAAATTCTGAATGACTCTTCTGTTCCTTTAGATTGATAAAGTGATTTTGAATTTTTAATAAAATTACTTACATCAAGATTATTAACAAAATCAACGTTCTCTAAACCAGGTGTAAGTGATTTTTTTGTCTTTTTGTAAAATTCTTTTAGAAATAAAGCACTTAGATTAATAACAGTTGAATCTGTATTGTGATCAGTTGCAGATGAATCTGTAAATACTAATTCTGATGGTTCATTTTCTGCATGATATGTTGTAATTCCACTAAATCCACGCACACAACCTGTAAAACTATTGGTTGTAATACCAGTATAAGTTACAACTTCATTTTCTATTTTAAAAAGACCATATTTATTGGGGAATCCCTTGGTACTACTAACATTTACAACATCAGAAGTTGTAGATATTCCATTTGTTAATTTTGTTTCACCTACAATAACTTCAGGTGTTAAATTATCTAATTTAATATATTGATCTAAGTTATCAGTAAGATCAATAGGACCTCCTTGATATTCTTGTGATATGTAATATTGTTTTAAAAAATCAACTGCTTTTGGACTTTCAGATATTAAAAACTCAGGAACTTGGTTTTCAATTATCTGTTGGACTTTGACTCTTTTATCAATTCCAGTGGTAATCATACTATCCTCTTACCAATGCTCCGTTTGAATAACTTGATGTAACTTTATAACCAACACCTGATATTTGTTCACCAGATGTGATGGTGTCTTTAACCATATTTATCGCACTATCTCCAACAGCAAAAGTCAAATACAAATCCTTTAATCCTATAACATCATTTGATTCAGGAAATGCTTGAATTTCAATAATATTATTACTTCTTTGAGTTGATGTAATATTAATCGTAGATAAGATTACCTCACCATGTCGATAATCAACAATACCTGCAGATGCAACAACTAATTGTGTTTGTTGTAGTTCAGTGTCACCTTTGACAATTGCAATGGTTCCCTTACCACTACCATCTAATGTGCCATCAATATTTTTATTAGGAATATCAGTAAGATAAAGCATGCCACTCTGACCTTGAATAGTAAATCCAGTGCTTTTTATATTTCTTCCCTCTGGATTTATATGAAAACTATTTCCATAACATAATTCATATTGTGCAAATTGATTTATTAATGCACGAAGATTTCTTCTTATAATTACTCTGGTTATATTTGATGTAATTGCCTCGTCTATATTGTCAATAACGTTTAAAACTTTACTATACTTGAATCTACCACCAAATTTATTTAAATCTGTTGAAGAAGCATATGTTAGAAGACCATTTGTGATATTTGTCTTCAATTGAGAGACTGTACTAATCTTAGATACATCATAATATACAAAAGAATCAATTTCAACGTATAATAATTTAAGATCTAGTAATTTTTGGTTAATTCCTGCAAGTGTATATCCTTTTAAGTTAGAAAGTATTGAATTTTTATCAAAATCAGATACAAATTCACCATTTTTCGGTTTTATAGTAATAAAAACAGTACCAAACTCTGGTGGATCTAATTCTTCACCACCAACAACCGATACTGACTCCGTATTTGGATATATTTGTTGTATTACAGATTCATAGTCCCTCGATGTAACTGCTCTATGCTGAGAAGAGTATAATCTTGGTGCAAAATACTTAATTGAATCTATCGATTCAACATTACCTCCATTAGCTGCTGATGAATTAGTAGTAATTGAAGGAGTTGCTGAAGGAATTGATATTTGATTTGATGAAGATGTCACACTTCCAGCATAAGTAAATACTGATGAACCATTTCCTTCAATTCCATCAGTAACAATGTAGGAAACATTTATAATTGCATCATTTTCTAATTTTTTACCAAAAATCCCATCACCAAATAGTAGTTCATATCTTTCATCAGTGATTTCTTGTATTAAATATGTTTCCGATACATTAGTAATGTTTAAAATATTATCAACTTTGCGATATTCTCTACCTACACCAGTATCTGCAGCACCTTTTACGAAAACTTTAATGGTTGAGGTGTCGATGAACGCATTCTCAAGAACAAATCTCTGATCTAGTGATCCATCAACGTTAAATGTCTTTGTTAGATATGTTCCTTGATATGCAGTTATGTTATTAAAAGATCCAGTGCTTGATATTATATTACCATTTACATCTGTTGTTTGAGTTGTAGTAGTTGTAATTGATTCTGGCACTGAAAATACGAAAGAAGAATCATTATAACTTCCAACACACACTAAACCTGGTTGAAGAGTAAGAGTTGGTGTATTTGATGCGGTTGTAATGTCAAAAGATATATTTGCTTGTGCTGATGTTCTTGATCTTGGAACATATCCAATGTTTCTTGCAAGAGAAACAACATTTTCCCGAAGAGTTGCAGAGTCTAGAAATGACTCATTAACAACCATATTAGAATTAAACGATGTTATATACGTATTATATGCTAGAGTGTCGATTAAGACGGAAAAATTAGACCCTTCAAAGTCAAAATCAGTGAAATCTGAGTTTGCACGTATATAATCTTTGATTGAACTCTTGATTTGGTCAAAATCGAGATTTGTAAACTTAGTAAAAGGCATTTATCTTGATGCTTCGAGTATGAATGTGAATTCTTGAGTTGGAAACTCCTGTCCTACAATATCAAAAAACACCGCAACCTCAAATTCATTCAAATCTGGTCTTGGTTCAACCTCTACAGAGACATTTTCAATTCTAGGTTCATAATTTTCAAGGCATATTATAATTTGATTCTGAATTACTGCTGCAGTTCCAAAATCTACAAAGTCAAATAGGCTATCTCTTACCTCAGATCCAATGACAGGATTAAAAAACCTCTCTGTTGGAATAGTTTCTACTAAATTTCTTACAGATTTCTTAATTGCATTCTCATTTTTAAGAATTGGTAAGTCTTTTGTCACAGGATGAGGTGTGAAAGACAGACTTATATCCTTAAATGCCCTTGATATCCGTGTTATTGCCATAAAAACAAGTATTCTCCTGTTTTATTTATGACACTTTTTATAGAATGATATTATTTATCCTAATTCTGGTTCAAAAGGTGCTCTTTTCTTCTCAATTGCTGTATTTCCTGCACCTACATTCATATCAACTGCCCTTTCTTTCGCTGTTTTCCAGAAATAATTCTCTTCTGAACCCAATCCATCACGATCATGACCATTTTCTACTTGATAATACACTGTTGACACCTTAAAGTCTGGTACTTTTGGTGTTTCTGGTGTAATACTGTTATCATAGATACGCATTCTGTTGTTTGGATAGAGTGCAAACTGCCCATTATCCAATTCTAGAAGGTTATGTGACTTATGTTCGGCAGGTTGTTCACTTGTAGAGTAGTCAATTGAGTCTACATCTTGATGATAATTGTCTAAAGTACAAATATATGTGCCAGTTTGGTTCCCATAGTCTCTTGTATAGATTTCGTAGTGCATTGAACCGATAAATTGCTTCTGAACTGCGACGACTCCATAGTCCATGCAGTTCCAAAACTGCAAATTATGCAGTGTCATGTCAGGAGTTGGTGTCTCTGGGTCGGATGTAAACGCAGAAATGGGTAATTTATCGAACATTGCAGCATA